ACTGTTATGGCAAGACGAAGAAGAGCGCAAAAACTGAAGAAAATGGCTTCCAAAGCCGGAACCCACGTAGTCGAGGAGGCTAAGAAAGCCCACCTTGGCCGCGAGATCAAGCAGATTCTGGGTAACGCACTTAAGGTTGGGATCGCGACCGGGATGGGCGCTTACGGCCGCGGAGAATACGGTTTCTCCGAGGGCGAGCCCAAGGTCAATTCCCTCTTTAAGGAGTTCCCCAGTCGTCGGCATAAGACGGCCTCGCTCGGTGACGAGACAGGGCGCGTCATGGTCTCCCGGCGCGAATACGTTATGCAGGTCTCATCACCTGCGGTTCCCTCTGACTTTTCGAACGTCTCGTTGGCAATCAACCCTGGTCTCTCCGGGGTTTTCGCCTGGCTGTCTCAAATCGCCTCAAATTATGGTGAATACGAACTGTCTCATCTGGTCTTCCACTATAAGCCTGTCATTTCCAAGGCTTCACAGGCGGGATCGATGGGGTCTGTTGTGTTTGCTTGCAACTACAATGCTGGTGCTCCCAAATTTGAGTCGTTCAAGGAGATGGTACAGTATGAGGGTGCATTGGAGGTTAGAATCTGCGACGAAGCGTACTTTGGGGTTGAGTGTGACCCGGCCAAATCGGGCAATGCTCCGATTGAGTATATTCGAACTGGTAGTGTTCCTGCAGGTCAAGACATCAAGACATACGATCTCGGTCTCTTGCAGATCGCGACTAGTGATATTAACGCCGCTTCTTTCCCGGCAGACACGTTGCTCGGGCATTTGTATGTCGAGTATGAGGTCTGCTTGGGTAAGCCGCGGTTGTACTCAGCTCTTGGTAAGGCAATCCTGCAGGACAGGTACGACACTACAATCGGTATTTCTACGCTCAATCCGTTCGGTACGTCGCGCACTGCGGCGCTTGGCAACAATTTTGGGTGCAGTGTATTAAGCACCGGACTCATCACGTTCCCCGACAATTTCTCCGGGCGCGTGATGGTCATGTACCAGGTTGATAGCAGTGCTGCTACTGATCTCATGCGTCCTCATGTTTTAGGCGGCAACGTTACGGCTGCGCCGATAATGGGCGGTGTTGGATGGCAAGGCACTCAGATCAATGCCACGTCGCATAACTTCTCGATTTCGACGGTCGACATTGAAGAGCGGTCTTCAGGCGGTCCTCCCAACACTGTACAAGTTGTCCCGGATACGCTTAATAATGGGGTACTTATGTGCCTCATTATCACGCGCATCAATCCGGACGTTTAGAGCCCTCGCGGGCCTAGTGATGGTTTACGAGTTCCAAAATAATAAACTCGAGTAGCTGATCTCAGCCCCTTAACAGGGCAACTTAGATTCTTGATGACTAAAGGCGACAAGTTTGGTGTTTCTAGAGCTTTGAAGCTCTATCAACAAACTGGCGTCCGAAGTAGCACGGGCGTGAAGCGTGCTAAAGTCAAGAAACTAAAGTTCACCCCAAACAATGATGACGGCCACGTAGCCAAGGCGCCCATGCCAAAGCACCGGGTTAATCCTGCAAGTGCCCCGCATTTTGGCGTCCGCTATCGGGATCTCACCAAACTCAGAAAGAGAATGGAGCGGGGTCTCGAGGTGGCTAAAGCAATCGCAGCTAGGAAAGGTGATCCGACCCCACGGCGAGCGAAGAACTTTCATGAAATTGGTGATGCCCAAGAAGCTATTGAAAATTTTGTTCAATCAGCGAGCGGTCGTCCTGATTTGGTGAGAGAATTCGTTACACATTTCCTTAGCCGATTGCTGACACGCTATCATTTCTCCCACTATCGCGACTCGGAGATTGAGTTGCGCGTTTTGGTCATATCCGACTTTTTCAGACGATTCTGGACAAATCCGCGTTCAGGTCGGGAGCTCAGGGATCTAATTCTGAGCATGGAAAATCTGTCGACTTGGAAGAGACTCATAAAATTATATGGGTATCTCGTAGTCGATAGGTGCCGGAAATTGTCGGGTAAGAATGTAAAGCTCTATGGCATTCCCGAACAACATATCGTTCCTGCCATGGAGAAGTTCTTTGCGCGCCGTCTCCGAGATAAAACATACGTGTTTGCTGGTGCTGGTGAGAGGAGATCAAAGTTGATTAATCGTGGGACAGGCGGAAAGAGCAAGGTTAAGCGTGCTCCCTTGCCTCCGCTTCCCAAAAAGCAACCGGCTTTAAAAGCGAGGTCTGAACAGGATCAGAAGTTGCCACTGGACGACTTACTTGACCTGGTCGGCTCAATCGCCGCTAAGAAGAATGTTGTTGCTGACAGCTTCGTTTACTCTTCCCCACCCAACGTTGCGATGCTAATGGGTAGAAACGACGTCCCGTACAAATTTTTCGATTGTTTTGGTGCTCCGTACTGCGGTCTTGTTTGCATAGACATCGCTCATCGTATTAAACCCGTTGTGAGCGATTACATCAAACGTGATGGTAGTGACGAGCCCTGGAATGTCGTAGGCGTGCCGAGTTATTTGGCTGCCTATGCGTCCTATCGTGGTAGCAATCTGAAAATTGTCAATGGCCATGGAGCAGAATTGGTTAGGTTCGAAAATTGCCCCGAGTGGAAGTGGGTCGTACTCTGTTATGACGAGCCCCTGCTCGACGGGCCTGGCCACTACAGGCTTGGCTTGCTCCAACATGCAGACATCAGTGGTAAGCCATTGGAGTTTGAGGACACTGTCGTGACTACGAACATCTTCGGAGTCGACGTGTCCAAGGCCTACGTACGGATTGGCGTCGTGCGGCTTCTAGTAGCAGCGCTCGGCTATGTTTGCTATCGTTATCAAGAGCACCGAGGAGTCGCATGTTCTGCGCTCTGCTCGTGGTTGCTCTCCATCAGGCGTACTAAAGGGCTGGAATTAAGCCGGTCCTACACTACTGCCAATAATGATGATTCCCGCAGCTTTGTCGATAGACGCGATGATTTGATTCACAACGAATCATACCGCGTGGTGGTCGAGCATAATTCAGTTGATTTGCTTTTCTACCGTTTTGACTTTGAACGTCGTTATACTTTCATGGAACAGAGGGTCAAACATATCATGAAAGAGATGGAGAGCTTGGCCGCTGAAGGCCGTGACCCTCTTCTGGCGTTGAGTACGCTTGCGACATTACGCGAGATCAACATGGAGTCCCATCGTCCTGGTTTAATCAGTGGCACCGCCGAATTTTGCCGCTATTATGCCAGCACCCTGACATATGACCCCCATAAATGCCACTCCACTGTGGGCCTTATTGCCTACAACACTCCGGGTGATCAGTCTATTATGCCTGAGCCCGACGTGTTGATGGCCCACCAGGTGGACGGTTTGGCTGGTGGCGGTGTCAATCATGTCCAGAGACTCGGCAAAGATCTCGTGAAGGTTAATGTCCCGGTCGCTGTGGCACCTATAGGTGTGCCCGTTAGCAGCATCGGACCCGTCGGACCCGGTATGATCGGAGTTACCGACGGAAGTACACTTCTATCTGGTTTCGCCAACAGGGCGATGACGAAAGATTTGAAGTCGAATGATCCTGCTTCAGTAGCTGACTGGGTCAAGTGCGGAAAACGTCTCATGAAGAAGTGTGTT